TTACGCATCCTCTTTTATCTCTCCCATATAGTAAAAGCCTCTGCACTCATCAAGCTTCACATTATAGATATTTCCAATCATATCCTCGGTACCCGGAAAATGTACTATAGAATTATTGTCCATACGTCCGGTCACATAGCCTTCCTTCTGGTCATCCATTTCCTCTGCAAGTACCGGCACCACTTTGCCCTCATAGCATTTTGCCTTTTCTGATGAGATAGTCTGAACCTCCTTTAAGAGCCTGTCAAACCTGTCCTTAACCACATCATCCGGCACCTGATTCTCCATTGTGGCAGCGCGTGTACCTGTTCTCTTTGAGTAAATAAATGTAAAAGCACTGTCATATCTGACCTGCTTGACAACATCCATTGTCTCAAGGAAATCCTCCTCTGTCTCTCCCGGGAAGCCTACAATGATATCAGTTGTGATTGCAATATCAGGAATCTGCTCACGAAGTCTCTTTACCTCGTCGAGATATTTTTCCTTGTCATAGTGCCTGTTCATCTCCTTAAGCACCCTTGAGCTACCTGACTGAAGCGGCAGATGCATATGCTTGCACACCTTGTCACACTCCTTTATCGCCATAATCAGGTCATCTGATAAATCCTTTGGATGAGATGTCATAAAACGAATCCTCTTAAGTCCCTCAATCTTATTGACCTCGCGAAGAAGCTCTGCAAAGGTTATAGGATTGTCAAGAGTTTTACCGTATGAGTTGACATTCTGTCCGAGAAGCATTATCTCGCACACTCCGTCTGCAACAAGCTTTTCTATCTCTCTTATGATATCCTTAGGCTCTCTGCTTCTCTCACGTCCTCTCACATATGGCACGATACAGTAGCTGCAGAAATTGTTGCAGCCAAACATGATATTGACACCTGATTTGAAAGAGAACTTTCTCTTCACCGGAAGATCTTCGACAATCTGATTGGTATCCTTCCATATGTCAATCACCTGTGAGCCAGACTCGATATTGTTGCACAAAATCTCTGCAAACTTGAATATATTGTGGGTTCCGAATACGATATCTACAAACTTATAGTGCTTTTTGATATTTTCAACAACCTCCGGCTCCTGCATCATGCAGCCGCAGAGAGCAATCTTCATAAAAGGATTCTTTTTCTTGTAGTTCTGCAGATATCCAAGCCTGCCATACACCTTGTTGTTAGCATTCTCACGTACGGTACAGGTGTTGTATACAATAAAATCCGAGTGCTCATCAGTTCCTTCCACGTAGCCTATCTGCTCGAGTATTCCGACAAGCTTTTCTGAGTCGCGGGCATTCATCTGACAGCCGAATGTCTTTAAAAACAAGGTTAGTGGTCTTCCCAGTTCTTCGGACTTTTTCTTGACATACTGCCTAGCCTTTGCCATGTAGTAGTACTGTCTCTCAGGCTCGTGGGTTGGCGGTGTCTGGGTGATATCTATGTCATCTAAGTTAATCATGTGTTTTTCCTCTCTTAATTAATCTCATGTGAGTATAGCACATTCATTCGATGTTTTGCAACAAATCATTGTCAATCAGACAATTAATGTATTCATTCACGCTCATGCCTCTCTTGGAGGCAGCGCTTTTGATTTTTTCTTTTTTTCCCGCTTTCATTGTCAGGTTGATTCTATCATATTTTTCTTTGATATATTTATTAATGTACTGGTTTTGATTAAACTCACTCATATTATTTGTTCCTCTTTTCGTTTACGATGTATATTATAACTAAGATGTCGAATATTATCTGACTAACTAAAAATAATGTTTCCATTTTACTACCTCCATTGACTTTTTCGTATTTTCGTAGTAAGTTGAGAGTGTGGGGAGCTTTCCGCTCCCCTTTTACTCAACTGTTTGTTGGTTACTTGTTGAGTATTAAGTTTAGCAATTGTAAAACGCTTATTATCAGATTTATAATTGCTGTGGCAAGAATGATGTTTTGAAGGGCTTCATTCTTGCCTTTTTTCTTTTGTCGTTTCTTTTTCTTACTCACTTGTCTTACCTCCTTACATGATTATAATATCACATTATGCGCATAATGTCAATAGTATTTTGCGCATAATGTTATTTTAAAATAAAAAAATAGGACATCCATCAATCTGACAGATGCCCTATGTTATAATAATTATTTAATTTGTTGAGTCGGTCGGCAGCTCATTGGTATACTTTGATAGTGCCTTTTTAACTGTGCGCCACACCTTTTTGACTGGTAAACCGCACAATGACATATTCTTCAATATGCTTACAATCTCATACGCTATATATAGTAATGCGAAAAACTCCATCGTTCCGACTGTCTGTCCCGGAAGATATGTTCTTGCACCGGCCGGGATGAATCCGATGAGGTTCAATCTTATGATTGAGTCGACCAGAGCCAGGAGCACAAGAGAAATCAACATACCGACCTTTCTGATTGCTCCATTGATTCCAAAGTTTGAATTGAACTTTTTTTCCTTGATTGCTCGTAATACTCCGAAGATAGTGTCCGTCACTATGCATATTACTACTATCTCCATAATTTTGTTGCTTGCTGTTGCCGTAAAAAATCTTATAATATCATTCATCATTTTTTTCTTATCCTTTCAAGAGTCTGTATGTTGTGAGTAATCCGACATATGCATCCTGTGTCAGTCCTCTGTTCTTTTGGAATACCTTCACGCATTTAGAGAGATAGCTCGTCCACTTGCCGTAATCCGTGTCTAACTTTGTGAAGCTGTATACATCGTGCAGCGTTCTTCTTAACCACTTGATTGCAGTCGGGCAATGGTGTTTCTGTCCACTCCACAGATTGTGGTTTTTTGCGAATGCCTGTGAGTCAGCTCCGAATTTGCCGTCCTCTTTCAGTGCATCATCTCCTTTAAGGTCAAAGCCTACGTTCATGGCGTGCTGCCATTTTCTGACTTCTTCACTTTCCAAGTAATAGTTAACATTACCCTTCCAGCTCTCATCGCTCGGCTTGGCCGGTGCGGGTGCAGGCTGGCTTGTTGCTGTTGTATCTTTTGCTCCAAGCTCCACATATAAGAGGTTGGCATCTGTGCTGTTATTGAGTCCGGAGCAAGTGAATGCACTGGTGTACTGCCATCCATACAGGCTGTGTACAATGGCAGGCTTCTTGGCATCGTTCGGATCGTCCCCGATTGTCATTCCCTTAGTTGATGGATAACGCGCGATCCAGAATGGACAGTTAATCTGATTAGCATATGGCAGAATATAGGTATTGTAGAAGCTTAGCCCGGTGTACACTCCAAAATCAAGCCCTGCCGCCTTGATTTCTGACTGATATGTGTTGATGATGTCGATTAAGGTCTGTCCAAGTCCCTGCTGGCATCTGTTCTCTACATCAAGCCATACGAATGTCTTTCTTCCGGCAAGTACCTCAATCACTCTCTGTGCATCCGTCTTTGTCTTTCCTAATGTAGTTGCGTACGAATAATTATATACACCCTGAATCGGCATTCCGGCTTCTGTGCAGCCCTTCCAGTTCTGCTCGAAGGTCTTGTCTGGGTTTAGATCCTTTCTGATGATTTTTATAATGGCATACTGTACACCAGCCCATTTTACTTTGTTCCAGTCTATTGTTCCCTGGTATGATGATACGTCAATTCCTTTCATGATGTCTCTCCTTTCGTTCTGTGCATTTGTATTAATGTTGTTCATAAGCTTGCGCCCCTTTCTTTATATTATAAGAGCCGGCACCTCATTTGGTGTCGGCTCCTAGGCTCTATTTGTTAGTTACATATTAAATTTTATATTTTCTATCTCGCTCCCTAACCAGAGTTTAAGTAGCTTAACAAATGGCAAAATAACTATTAAAAATGATATTATGGGAACAATGATTGGTAAGATATGTTTTATATATTACAAACATATTATCAGTGGTGTTGTAAAAAATAAGGAATATTTCCTAGAAAATGTAACTAATCTCGGATTACCATTGCCATTAATGAAGCCTGATTTCCCGACTTTAACATCTCCAATGTTTATGGTGGCTGGTGATTGGAGTACCCCTACTGCCGCAATAGCCGCATTACAATTAAAAGCTGATGGTACATTATCATGGGTATCATCACATGGACATACAGAATCTCTTACTTACATGGGATTCATTGCATATATTGCAAAATAATTATTAGTCATGATAAAATAGTATATAATTTACTCTAATATTACAACTAGCGGTTACTTTATCTTTCCATACGACATAGATACCAGTTGTTGTGATTGTTGGCGATTCAAGATGCCCTGAAAATGCTGCACCATCACCGTTTGTAATTGATACACAAAGATTATCGAAATTGAATGTTGATGAAGATAATCCTAGTGCAGAAATAACATCATTTTTTGACAATAGTAAACATGAGTTATTTCCCGGTAAAATTTCAAGTATTTTGGTACCCATCTTCATGATGGAAATATTCCCTAAACTATTTAATTTATTAAGATCTGTCTTTAGATTACCTAAACTCTGGTTTAATGCACTTATAGCTCCAGTACACGTTCCATCCCCTATCTTGGATATGTCCGTTTTTCCTATCCGCTTTGTGATAAAATACTTTAATCCTGTAAGATCCAAATATTTTGCCATTTTTTCTCCTTCTTTCTATGCAAATGCCGCATCTATTTCACTATTGGTTATTGCAACCATATCCGACTGCTTTATATAGCTGCTTAGGTCAATTTCTCTTGTACCTAATTTTTCATACTTATTGTTAATCCATAAATATTCATCATACACATTCTGTCCTCTTCCAGAATTGGCAATTAAATAAAACGTTCCCTTAACGCCTGTTGATGGCAATGTCTGCACTACTTGAAAATCCAATTTAGTAATACCGGCCATCGCTGTTGAAATGGCCGATGTTACAAATGCTGTTGATGCGGCCTGAGTATTATTTGTACCAGCTGATGCTGTTGGCACTTTAGGTGTACCAGTAAAAGACGGACTCGCTATAGGTGCTTTCTTAGTTAGCTCAGCCTGTACTGCCTTGTTTTGTACCGGGTTTGTTGAAGTGCTACTCAGTTCACTATCTACTGTTGTCTTATTTGCACCTTCCGCTATTCCATCAAGCTTTTTCTTATCACTTACTGACATAAGACCATGTGCAGTCTGTGTTGCATCAGAATAAGTTGTATTTGTCGGTGCTCCATATGTACCATCCCCTCGTAAATACTTTCCATAATCGCCAGCTGCCGGTGCAGGTACCAATCCTGACGTTCCAGCTGCTGAAGCTGTTGCACCTTTCATAACAGCATACGTTGTATTTTCTTTCGGTGGTGTATATCCAAGTGCTTTTATTACATTATCACTTGTAAGCTCTCCTCTGATAGTTTGTGATGATTTGTTTTCAACATTGCCTAATCCGATTTCTTCCTTTGAATGTGTGTGTCCTTTATCACTTTTATCTTCCAATAGAGTTTTAATTTTACTAATGATGTATACCGCACCTGTAAGATTTAAATATTTATTTTCCATAGTTCTCCTTTCTGTTATCTAAAGTCCATTAAATATAGCCTCTATTTCTTCAATGGTAATAGCATTATCATTATTAACTGCATTCACCTCCTCCGGGGTGTATGATGGTTTGTTTTGTGCTTTAGCCCATTCTGGTATGGTTGGATCTGTCTCATACATATCTCCTGATATTTCTTTTCCATTCAAGCGGGGTTTGTTTTTTAGCTGTTCATAATCATCCATTATGTATATTTGCTCACATTCAATTCTTAATTCAGTATCATTTTCCATTTCAAGTTCAATTTCTGTCATATCATCCCCTCTTTCAATATATCTTCAACTGGTACTGACTTGATATTGCTTGCAATTACATTTTCATCTTTTGTCTTTGCCCTGACCTGTATCAATACATTCTTCATAGCATCAAGCTGCAGTGTTTCATCTTGAGATAATTTAATAAATAATGTTTCATCCGAAGTATTCAATTGATCCATGGACTTCTCAAACTCATATTTTCCCTGTTTAAAGGTTACATATATTTTTTCCAAATTATTTATATCACAACCTTTTAATTTTATTTTGATTGTTGGAGTTGTTCCTCTTCTCATACTTCACCTCTTGTCTCAAAACTTATATTGCATCAATTTCCTTGGTACTTATAGTTTCTATTTTATCTACTTTTTGATTGACACTTTCAATTTGTTTTCTAACAGCCTCCCCCGCTGTATCGTATGACTCTCCTGCAAATCCTTTTCTCACATCCTTAAGCTCTGCTTCGTAGTTGCCAAATCTTTTTAACAATTGTTCCACAAGTGTAGTCTGCTTTTCCTCTTCCTCATCACCAAATCTCATTTTTCCAGTACATTTAACAATTATGTTGAACGATATCAGCTTACTGTCACCATCTATCACTCTGATCTGCATAACATTCTGCCCTGCATGAAAAAATGACTCAGAAGGAATAATCGTAATCGTATTTCCATCCACTTCTGCCAAGGCTTTATTAGGCTCAGCCATAGTTCTTGTACACATACTGTACACAACTGCTGCCGCTGTACCCGGAATAGTGTAATCCTTTATATCAAACTCTAATGCGATTGAATTTGTGCCCTCAGTTACCTCTATTGGAGCCTGAAGCACATTCTTTGTAACATATATGTCTCTTTTGATAGTCTGCATTCAAATATCTCCTTTCCTATGCAGGAATAAATCTAACTATATATCTTCCAGCCGGTTCTACACCTGACTCAAGGAAATCATACCAGGATCTCGCATATTGTCTTCGTGCTTCTTCCTCTTCCACACCGGCTCTCTCAAAGTTCTTGAGGTAAGCTGAAGCAAGATACTCCGGTGTCTCTGTACTTGTTTTAAATTGAGACCATGTCAGATTATACGCAGATGTTTTAATCCATTCACCTGTAGATTCTGATAACTGATCAATCCAATATAACTGTACTGTTCCATCTCCTATATCGTATCCGTTAGCCTTTGCCCAATTTGTATATTTGGTTGCCGGAGTCCACTGCACCAGTCCATAGCCACCGGAATAGTTGCCCTCTTTAAGGCTTTGCCACAATCCAGGATTAATGGTTGATTCTCTCTGCATATTTCCAAGCAGGCCTGAGATTGCATTGATTGTCCAGCCTTTATCACTTAGATATGTATAAATTTCTTTGGCATTGCTCTCCATCTCTCCCTGCGTCAAATATTTATTATTACTAATCATGGATAAGCACCCTCTTTCGATTTTCCTCCTATAAGCAGGCCTCCAACATAATTCTCATAAGTTCCATCCGAATACTCTACTGTTCCGGTAAATCCGTTATATCCGTTTACACCGAATGACTGGCAATCAACATATACCTCGCCAGTCTTAAACATTCTAAATAATGCATTTTCAGTACCGATTTTAAAAATTTCATTACTTACTGCAAAAATTCTCCCGACAGTATTACCACTTTTGTCCATGATCTTCATCTCCCCCTCTGAGATCTCTACTCTTCGGCCAAATTCATCACTTCCACAAGTGTATTTACCATTTGTCAGTATTCCATCTTTATCCATGATAGTTAGGATAGCTCCATTACCATCTAATACTTTTATAATGCCTGCTATGTTGTCTATTCCGCCAATGGTCAATGTTCCTCCATATATCCTGTCTGCCAGCATGGTTCCGGCTATAATATAGTCGGCAAAAAAGCCTTTCCCGGTTCCGAATGTACTCCATATCCAGTCTTTTCCATCAGCGGTCCTTTTGGATGCAATCTCAAATCCCATTGATCCAAGGCACATAGCTCCGAACGTAGGTGAATCAGGGTTTAAATCCTCAAAAAGCATGGCTCGTACATCCTGCTTTTGAGCTACATCACGTAGTGCATGAAACTGTGTTTTCACTGCATCCAGTATTCCCTGCACCTGAGAGCCGATCACAGATCCATCTTCTCTGATTGCGCTCTCAATTCGGTTATTAATACTGACCTGATTTGATATGTAATCAAATTGATAATCGCCTAATTTGACTGACGAAATGGTATTGTTCACACAATCCCACTCCAGCTCAATGACTCTGGCATCAGTAACGATGTCAAGCTTCGCATTTCGGCAGTGTACAGTGTCCCCAAGTGATACACTTACAAGCTCCTTGACATCCGAATAAAGCTCTGTATCCTCAATCATAACCATATCAACCTCAATAGTGACTGTTGGCTTGTCTGCTCCCTCTTTCCACTGCTTCTGGCACTGCCTTTCCAGTGCTGCATTCAATTCCTCCTGCGTATGGCAGACGATAATTCCATTGTCTGCATCTCCGTCCTGTGCGTCAGCCTCCATCTTTACATTCTCAAATTTCATGACTTTGTATTTTATAGTCGGGTACTTGTCTATCAAAGGGGAATCCACCCATGGTGTACTTCCATCCATAGTCTGTCCATTATAAGCCTGCGGGATTATTCTGGTGACTACGTTGCGCATATCAACCTCCTCAGACATTCCATTTTCGGCTACGTTCTTGCCATATAGAATCTCAACACCACGGTCACTGCCAGCCTTTTTATCTATGACCACTGTGAAATTATCATAAACAATCTCACCGCCCCATATCTTAAGAAATGAATTTTCATTATCGCTGTTCAACGCTTCAATCAAATTCATTTTTTCATAATATGCTGTATTGATATCCGCGATATTAGATTTTGCAGAATACTTTTTGTTCGGAGCTGTCATTATGTCAAGCGCCTGCTGCCCATTCTTATTAGTCGGTCTGACATCCATAAGAAAGCAATCATCTTTTGAATCCATGAAAATAGGCTGCAAATCTGCTGTTATCTCTGATTCACTCTTTTCTTTGTGTGTTATCCTAAAAAGCTGTTCTCCATTGAAAGACGGCATCTTCACCACTGCATTATCCACTATATACTTCCATCTGCCTTCATCGTCCAGAGGATGTTCCAATGTAACTTCCCATGCTCCACTTATTTTTGCATTTACAGTGGCAGATGATGGAAACAGTGTCATGTTTCCGTTTTTTTCAAAATCTGTATTCTCCGGATTATATATCTGAATCATAAGCACCTCCAATTGGGAATCACTTTGAGTTCTCCCCCGCTGAAACTAATTTCATTTTCACCATTTAGAAGATACATATCCTCATAATTGCCTGTAACCTGTGTATTATTCAGAGTACCATCAGACCTATATGCTATCATTCTGTCGGTATCTATAGTAAGATTCTGACCAACATTCGCTGTCATTGTATTTCCGTTTACGGTCAGAGTGCACATGCCTTCCGCTGTAATTTTATATGTCGGATGGCAAGTGAGATACTGATTCCACAGTACATCTTTTATATCATACTCTCTAGTACCATCCACCAGATACTGCAGTCCGTCAAGCGTCTTAAAATTTGCTGTAAAATTTCCGATTCTTTTTGTGGTTCTGCTGCACTCGTCAAGCGTGACGTGTGTTACCTTATAGAAGAAATCAGCATCATCAGATATTTTTAGCATTGAATTGTGTGCCGATAGCCAAATCTGTGCCATTCTCCATCTGTCATGCCATCGTTCTACCGGTCCTATGTAGTTGAATTCAATTTTGATTTCGTTTGCCTCATAGGTGCCATCCCACTTATACAGAGTTCCATCTCTTCCAGACAGTTTTATTTCTGTCATATTTGCAGATGCTGCCGGAAGAGATATAAGATCTTTAGAATAAATATCAATGGAAGATCCGGTCATTCCGTTATATTCAATATCCTGCATAGCTTATCCTTTCGCTCCCTGTGCGTTCAGCATTTTATTTGATACATTTTTCAGAATCAGGTTGGTTAATGCTGACACCGTTTTTTTGTCTCCAATATAAATGTCGTTCTGACATACCAAAGTCATTTTTTGTATTACATCCGCAATCATTGAGGCTAATACACTGTTATTTGACTCATTTTCTTCTCTCATATAAGATTTCAATAACTCAATTGGTAAAACAGCCTCTTTGCCTGCTTCTCCTCCACCCATAAATGAGTTACCGTTCTGGCCGAAAATTGTCGGTCTGTTCAGGATTGTTCCGTTTGCATACCAATCCACGGAAAATTTAGGTACCTTAAGTGGGGAAAGTGACCACTCTCCACTCGCTTTAAAATGAGGCAACTTTATTTTTGGTAATTTCCAATCGAAATCGAAGAATCCTTTAATCTTATCAATAGCTCCCTTGATAAAATCGGCTACAGCTCCGAATATGGCATTTACACCATCCCTGAACCATTCGCACTTATTATAAAGTGTCACAAAAATAGCTATAAGTGCTGCAACTGCCGCAATAATTATAAGTATTGGATTAGCGGCCATGACTGCATTTACTGCTGCAAAACCAGTTTTTATAGGTCCCAATACAGGTGCAATTTTAGATATAATGCCAATTAGCGACGAAACCCCTCCTGATACCTTGCTTATGATAGAAATCACAGGGCCAACTGCTGCTGCAAGAAGAGCACATTTGATGATCATATTCTGTGTTTCTGGTGACAATGAATTCCATGAATTGATAATGTCCTTAAGAATCGGTGTTACTGTCTGAAGACATTGTGCTAGTATTGGTCCTAATGCATTGCCAAGTTCAAACCCTTCATCCTTTAACTGATTTAATGTGAGTTTGAACTGATCTGCCGGGTCCAACGTTGCATTAAATGTATCACTGACACTTCCAACGTTGTCATTCAATGATTTGCCTAGCTCTTCAAAATTCAGTTTTCCTTCCTGGCAGAATTGTGCCAGTGCCGGTCCTGCTTTTGAACCAAACAAATCAATGGCAGCATTGTATGCTTCTGTTGAATTATTCGCGCCTGACATTGTGCTTTGCAAATCTGACAAAGCCTGTTTCATAGATTTGCCTTCTCCAGATGCATTAACAAGAGCTTTTTTTAGGCCAGCCATCACCGTACTTGTATCAACACCTGACGTCTCACACTGACCCAGGAAGATTGCGGCATCTGCAGCTGACATACCAAGTTCCTTTAGGGATGCAGCATTAGATACCATTGAGGATGCAAGTGTGTCCATTGATATACCTGTATCCTGTCCTACTTTATTCATGGTATCAAGAAGTGCCCCTGCATCCTTGGATTCGAGGTTGAATGCCTCCATAACCTTCTGGGTGTTATCAATCGAAGATGATACGTCGGTATCATTAAGCGAAGCGAACTCAACAAACTTTTGTGATAAATCCTCCAGTTCCTGTCCTGTCAGATGAAACCTTGTATTGACTTCTCCAACCGCACTTCCTGCCGTTGCAAAATCTGTCGGAATACTCTTTGCTATGTTTCTTGCAGAAGTCTGCATTTCCTCAAGAGTATCTCCTGTCGCACCGGTTTTTTCGACAATAATATCCATGCCTTCATCAACCTGTTCCCAGGCTGCCATTATTCCGGCGCCTGCCGCTGCAATCGGTGCAGTAACATTTTTGTTTAATGAGCCGCCGACGTTTCCGGTCGCATCGCTAAAATTTTGTACCTTTTTGGAGTAATCCTCTAATGTTGCAGCACCACTTTCAAGCTTTTGGTTTACATCCTCTAGACCACTTTTGTAGTGATTTAGGGTAGCCTGTGCATTATCCAACTGCTGCCTTGTCTTTGATATTGCCTCTTCATCTCTCTTTTCAGCATTCTCCTGTGCTTTAAGTATTTCGTTGAGCCTGTCAACCTTAGCTGTATAGGCTTCTGTCTGATTTTGTAAATACTCCTGAGTTGCCCTGAGTTTCTCCGCTGATGACGTGCTCTTGTCCCATTCCGACTTAGCAAGCTTGAAGGCAGATCTGTTTTCATTTACAGCATTATTTACTTCTGTCAGTGATTTCTTAAAGTCTACGGTACCGTCTACCTTTAATTTAAGCCCTACAGCTTTCATTTCACTGTCTGCCATATATCACACCCACTTTCTTTTTCTCGACCTCCTGCCACACTTCAAGGCACTCATTAAAAAAAATGGGATCCGAGTTAAAAAATTCATTTTCGTTCATACCCATCATTCTTGCAGCTACCATGTATTCAGCCCAGTTTATTTCGATTTCTTCTTTTTCCTCTTCCTGGTCTGTGGCTGATTCTTTTTTGTGGCTTCTTTTTTTTTATATTTATCAACCTTTTTGCCGAATTCGGCAAACAGCTCTCTTATGACCTCTGGATCCATCGGTGTCAAAATGAGTGCTTCGTCTTCATCTACCTTTAGACCGTTAGACCGAAGAATAATATAAATCAGCTTTGCGGCCGCTTCCATGTTCTCATCTTCTGATAATGCCTCTTTATTGATTACTTTGTCTAATCCATGTTTCTGGATTAGATATAATGTCATAAAATTAACCTTAACCTCCAGCTTTGTGCCATCGGTTAAGGTTATGATTTTCTCGTCCATAGGTCTAATTTTCCTTTACTGTTGCGGTCAATACTGCTGCAAGATCTGCTTTGGTCAGGATAGGCTTGCTGAAGAATTTATCCTCTGTAATTCCTTCCGGTGCAGATGCACTCTCTACCCTTGCAACAATGTCTCCATCCCCATTGAATGGATATGCTTTGATTTTGATTGTATCTGTCTGCTCGTTTGCCTTCTCCTCAGATGTTGATGTATCATCAGAGTTCTCACTTAGCTTGCACTTTGGATACCAGTCGTATCTATATCCGCCTTTTCTTAATTTGACCACCTTACCATAAGCAAAATATGGTCGTGGTCTGTTTCCTCCTGAAAGAATAAGACCATCCGCATCAACATTGTCTCCACGTAATTTTGCAAGTGTATCAGCCGGAAATGCAACAATTTCCACCTCGATATCTGTTGAAGTTGTTGTAATATCACTGTCATACACTGCTCCTGACGCGTATGTATCAGTTGGTTCTCCATTTTCCGTGACTTTTACGCTTTTAACTACTTCTGTCTTCTCCACCTCTTCCGCAAATGTGGATGTCCACCTGCCATCTGTATCCATTGTATTGAAGCACAGATACTGAGCTCCTACTGTTTCCTTCATTGGTGGTCTCTTAGTTTTAATTGCCATAATTGCCTCCTGTTCTATAAATCCAATGCTGCTATCATCTTTTTATAGTATCTTTCTTTGTTCTGTTCAAATAATGGTTTCAAGTGAGCTTTTGCGCTCATTTTTTTCGTGCCATGTTCAAGCATCGGTCCGTAATACTTGCCCCATCCCACATCTATTCCTGTCTTATCACGCTTATAGCTAAATGAGTCAACCAAATGTGTATATCCTGGAGCTGTGACCTTTCTTCTTGGCTTCGGCAGGCGCAACAGGTCGTTAACAAACTCCTTTGCGCCCTCCTCTATTGCATCCAGAGCGCTTTTTTCGTCCACTTTTGAAAGATAGCTTCCAAGCATATCCTGAAATTCTTCCATTCCGGAATCTTCAAATGTAATATCATTCATCGTCTCCAGCGAGAAATACGAGTGCCAAATTTTATCGTCTGTAATAAATTCATGCAGGATAGTTGGGTGTAGTCCCTTTTTGCGCATCATATCTCTCAGCATTATCAGCTTTTCATTTCTTGGTGTGCGAGAATAAAAGCTCACCTGCCATGTGATTTTATCTTCATAGTTGTCACCTGATGCCATCACATCATCCCATGCTATTTCCCAATAATCAATTCTCGGAAACTTCTTTCCATTATCAAGATCAGATATTCCTTCATTGACCGGACAGCCAGTGGCATGTAACATCTTACTGAGTTCCTGTTTCGTCATCATATACCTCCCTGTCATATGCCGGAGTCTTAAGTGTCAGTTCTGTTTCTTTGAAACCGTCTTTAGTGGTCACGTGAGCCACATTGTATATCTCATGCTGTGCTCCATCTATTACACAGATGCACTTACTGTTGATCTGCTTATACTGTGGAATACTGATTTTCATCGTAACCTCTATTCCATCTGCAGACAGCTTAGCTCGTGTTGTATCAAATACAGAAAGCTCCCTGTACCAGATATGCATCCCGGTAGATCTTACTTTTTCAACCGGAAAGTCTTGCGAACAATCCTCCTCTATCCTAAGAAGTTCAAGCACACCATCTGTATATTCAGGCATTGCCATCCGCTTCCACCTCCGTCTCCATCTGCCATGTTAAAATCACGCTTGAATAATTATCCATAAACTCACTGACTCTATGATGATATGCATAATACATATAATTTTTAAGCAGCATCCTGTATGTCAGATCTGTTGTGATATTGCAGCCGGGATTTAAGCTCCCGACTGTACATTCACCCTCTCTTGCAAGATTTGCAAGCTGACTGTCTTCGTAATATGGCGGAATCTGGAATTCTGCCCTCATCTCTGATACCAGTGCTGTCAGTTCTGTGTTCTCCATATTACTGCCTCTCTTTTATTATTCCTGTCCAGCCTGAACGATTGTAGCCTGTGTTACAGGGAGCACATACTCCTCCAGCTTAGTTACATCAAAGATAACTGCAACATTGTCATCTACGGCACGGCCGTTTGCATAACATGATGCGATAATGAGATCTGCATTTTCCATAGCCTTTGTCTGGTCATACTCATTGACTCTCACACCTGTTGTTCCCATAGTGTAGTATCCTGCAATTGTAAATGCAGCCTTACCCTTCGGACAATTTGCATCTACGATTTTCTCGATGTCAATGAATGACTTGTTGACATAGCCGCCTGTCAGAGCCTCTCCATACATGCATGGATCCACATATTCTGCCTCGTCTGACGGATTACAGATAAGATACAGCTTGTCTACAACACGCTTACCATTATTGGTAAGAGTCTTTCTCACATCTGAAAGTCCTTTAGGGCTGAATTTTGTGATGTTTGTCACAACCGTCTTAGCCTTGTTGGTACCATCGCTGTTGGATGTTCCAATCTGGCGGAAAATACCAATCGGTCCTGTCTTTCCATCTCCATCAAGATATCCCTTTACAAGACCATCCTGCATAGCTTCAGACAGAATTGCCATAAAATAACGGTCAACAAACTCAAGCGAAAGCTCTCTGATTGCCTTTGGAATAACTAAGTAAGCGGTGAGCATGTGAAGGTCAATGTTAAGTGCTGAAATCTCTGTGCTCAGCTCACCCTTAACTGAGTCTGTTAGAGCTCCCCATACTGCTGCACCTGTATGTGATGCAACGATCCACTTCTTGACATTGGCAGGTGCCATGTTGACAAGATTAAGGATTGGTGATGCTTTCTTGACATCATCAAGTGTTCTGTCAATGATTTCAGTCGGAATGATATCAATCTGATTGGCCGTGATTGACTGCTTGATATCCTTGAAGCCTTCATAGAATTTCTTTTCTTCCTGTGAAAGATTCCTGAGTCCGAGCTGCTTCTTGAAGTCGGCATCATGGCTGGCTCTTTCTGCCTCAGCAACAACCTGATTTACTAAGTCCTCATGCGCTGCCTCCTGGATCATCTCAATAGACTGCATGATAGCTTCAGCTTTCTTCTCTGCCGGAGCATCATTGAGTAACTGCATTACTTTTTCCTGAACTTCTTTGTTGATAGATTCAATCTTCATTGTTTTCCTCCTTAATTGAAAAATGAGCCCCAATCGTTGCTCTTAGGTTTATCTGCTTCTTTATGTGTCAACTGATAAAATTCAGCTAACTGCCTCTCATGTTCGCTCTTGTTACAGAGCTGTTTCTTCAGTGCCTCATTCTCTTTAAGCACCTGCTGCAAAGTGGAATTATCCGGATTTTTCGGTTTGTCAAGATTTTCCAGTCCAATTTCGTCGATGAAACCATACTCTAATGCCTTCTGTGGTGACAATGTGGTCTCCTTGTGCATCATTTCACGGACTTCATCCTCTGAAATCTTTGCACGCTGAATAAATAAAGCTATACAGCTCTCCATTGCAACATCCAGATTATCTGCCTCTGCCCTTAAATCTGCCGCATTTCCTGTTACTGTTTCCCACATATCATGAATAATGGCCGTGGTGCCCTGTCCCATTATTCGTTTGTCACACGCCTGTAAAATTGTGAATGCAATAGAATGACACACTCCCATTACTATTCCGGTCTTGTATGAACCATGCTGCTTGAGCATATTATAAATCGCAGTGCCCTGATCAACGCTTCCGCCGTTCGAATTAAAGTAAATCTTAATCTCATCTGTCTCCGGAATGGCGTCCAAAAGTTCTTTGAAATGCTTTGCAGATGTTTCAGAATCTTCATACTGCCATGTTTCCCAGTTGAAAGGACCTGTCTTTTTGATTTCGTCATATATGTAAATTTCATGGACATTGTCCTGCTGCTGGAATCTGTAGATTACATTTTTGTTCTTCATAATTCTGTTCCTTTCTCTTGATTACTGTTTTTGGTATGATTACTCTTATCTGCTCAAACAGCTGTATTTCTTTCCCTTCTGCTGACCATTTGCATACTGCTTTGAATTGGCGTTCCACCCACTGCCTGCCGTATTTCTGTAATATAACAACCGGGGCTGTCCTCGTCTTTTCCTGCTGTCTGCTGTTTGCTGTTACTGATTGGCCACACTTTGGGCAGATGGTCTTTTCTCCGTGTTTCCATCCTTTCTTTTTCAAACTGCTGCATCCGCAAGCTGTACAGGTATACGCTGTTCTTTTCCCTGTTTTCTTGATAAATAGTATGTGCCCCGGGAAAATCTCCTGCTCCAACCAGCTTTCTGCACCTTCCGGTACGCAAGGTATATCTGCCATTTGTTGATCTATCCTGTCTATTTTCCGTTCTATTGCTTTCTGTTTCTTTCTGCTGCTTAGATTTTCCTCATAGCCGTCTATGCTCCATGTGTCCAGGAAGTCCTGTGCCCTCTCTTTTTCCTCATTTGAGGCCCATGTCATATCTGTTGAACAATAGTAATAATCATTTTTCAGAGGTTCTAAGCCCTCGCATAGTCTGACTACGTTTTTTAACCTGCAGGTGTACCATTTTCCATCTACCCAAGCACTGTGGTTTTCCATGTCTGCAAAATACCGACCTTTTAGGTCTCCTCCGAAAAACAGACTTATCTCCACAGCGCGTTCGCCGTCAATCTCTAATATCTGGCTTGTTGCTACCACTCTGTCCTCACTGTTTTTCTTAGGAATGTTACATGGCTCGCATTTTAAAAATTTTGTTCTTTTCATTTTTTCGTGCCTCCCATGTAGTAGTCAGTGATTATCTTCTTGGCTCTTGCCATACCCGGGATGCCGAGCGTGACTTTGCTCGCTGATACACCTGCTGCCTTGATGATATCCTTGTCCACCGTCTGCTGATTCTTGAAGGACCACATCAGGATGGCGGCTATACAGCCCTTCAATGTTTTGCCTTTCTTTCTGACATTGTGAGCCAGGAGCTCGTTCTCCATGCACTGGCCTCTTAGGTACTCCACCCAGTCTTCCATGATTTCCTTTGGCTTAAACTCTGCTGCCTCGACATCAATCTTGCCGAGTGCCGCCGTGAGCTTATCGCACAGCTCCGGGATTTCTCCGTTGGCGTACAGGTCCACGAAGTCAGCCTGTATTCCATTTTCTTTTGCCACTACCTTGAGGGATTCTATGTCACCCTCGTTAAGCAGGTTTTCTGCAAGCTCATTTATCTCACTAAACGAATCAAATTCTCCAAACTTATCAAACATATGGTTTCTCCTTTAAAAAACTCCATTTATCGTATTTTCGCTCTGCATCTGTAAAATCCGGATAAAACTCATCCAGATATGCTCTGAACATGCCGAGCATCTCTTTTCTATTTCCACTGTTGCCGTTGTCCAGCATATGATGGTGGTACCGGCATCCGACTGCTCCGTTCTGCCTGATGCCAAGTCCCATGGATGAGCGTGGTATGTAGTGCATGATGTCTGTTATATCCATCTCAGGGACTGCTGTCGGTGGCATCTCATAGCCTATCTGGCAGAATATGCACCGATAATTGTCACGCTCTCTTATGGCAGTACGCTCTTTTTGTGAAAATTCAAGATATTTTGTATATTTAGGCATATGGATTTTTCCTCTTTTTGTGTTATAATATTTTTATAATTTTTTCTTTTAGTGTTGTTTTTTTTATGCAGAGTCCGGTCAGGAAATTAGATTTTCCCGACCGGATTTTTTTATGCCTCAATCTGCATGACATATGGTGTATCGCTCTCCATGCGCTCATTCACATCCTGAAGCATGATATCCGTCAGCTCCTTCAATGCCTCAAACATGCTGTCGGTGATGAGTCTCTTGTCGTGTCTTTCCTTCACTACTCCGATTATGTAGCCGGCTGTGAGTGCAGCTTCCTTTACATCTGCGCTCTCCTCAATCTTTCCGATCATGCCGATGCACTTCTTAAATTCCTTATACTGCTTCATTCCTGCTGTGTGTTTTTTAAATAATTTCATGGTTTTTCTCCTTATGATGCTGCTTTCTGTTCTTTTGCCACCTCTGATGTCATGATGCCGATATCAAGTGGCTTCTCTGCCTTGATGGCAGCGTTTAACTGTTCTGCTGTTTCAATTCCAAGTTTTTTGAGTGCCTCTTTAAGTTTGTTCTCCATAAGTGACCTCCTAATATACCCAAATCCTCATTCCGATTCTGCTTATTACTTCTTTGAGCTTGAAATCTGCTTTCTCCGTCTTTATCACCTTCCTTTCGCCGGAAATCTTCTTACTAAGTCTCTTGCTGCCATCTGAAATGCCTGTTCTCTCTCGTCTCCTGTGGCTCTGATGACCTCCCGGCCGTTCTGTAATATTTTGATTATGTGCTCACCGTCTTTTTCCCTCAGTGTCATTGAGAGATGATACCGCTTTTGACGAGGCGAATACGCACTATAAAATAGGTCTGTCAGTGTTTTCAATCCTTTTCAATCCTTTCTCTCTTAAATGCTACTTGCATATTTACTTCCTACAGCCGTATACTTTCCTTACAGGCACTGCCATGCCGAGTAAATGAAAGGTAATCTTGCAAATGAAACTAAATAATGATTGTATTCGTGATATTCTTTTAACGCTGGAGGAATTATGTACATTCGAAAATAAGTTCACCTATGATATAGAGTCTCAACCTCCACATTTATTAGCAAAATACTCACGTGAAGAAGTTCTCTATCACATTCGCCAATGTGAACATTCTGCCCTGATATTAAAACCGCTTTATTGCTATGGTGGCGATATAGTAGAAATTAGTGATCTTTCACCATCTGGACACGAATATCTTGCTAATATCCGTTCCGACAATATTTGGAACAAGACAAAAAAAGTTGCTGGTGAAATAGGTGCTACATCACTATCCGCAATGGTTCAAATCTCTAGTCAGATAATCACTGCTATCATAAAATCACAGTTTGGGCTTACATAAATCCTTTATCACATGCTCTATCACAAATTTCTTGCACTCAACCATCTCCTCTTTTGATGGCTGAGTGTTCGTCTTTTGTATGATCCATACAATCAACGCATATTTTGTCCACTTATTTTCAAGCCACCCTATCAAGCAAGTTATCAATGCTATGATGAATATTAGTTTCAATTTTTCTCACGCTCCTTCCTAAATCAGATTTCTCCCCCGGGCTTACCGGAGCACCACACGAAATGGATTTATTATGGTTTACAAGAAGATTTGCTATATGTATGGGTAGTTTTGCGGTGCTCCGGTAAGCCCGGATGTATTCTTTATTTACTCAGCATGCACTTCACTTCTGCCTTGAGCTCGACAAGGCTTGCAAGGTACGCTGCTTCTGTGAGGATTTTTTCTCTCTTGAGCTTTTGATACTTCTCCTCGTTCCAGTCCTCTCTAGTGTTCATGCAGAATCTGTTGTATTCTTCCTCTTTCTTGCAGTTCATCTCATCTGCTCTATCTATCTTGGTGAGGATCTTCTCAAGGCTGAGTGCTTCTTCCTTTGTCAT